ATGGCGAAAGTAGATCTGGAAAAAATCATTCCGGTATTTGCGTTGCGAATTGCAAATGTTGGTGATGTCAAAGATGGACAATGCACCTTAACGATAGAGGGTGGCCAGGACGTATCTGACCCGGTAGTCGTGACCGAAGAGTATATACAGAAGTACAACCCTCAGCCTGGTGGTTATTACATCATGTGCTCAAATGGGGTCGGGTTGTATTCCAATTAGTGATCACTCGCCAGAGAAGGAATAATTGTGGCCGGTAAAAAGTTTTACTCATTGATTACCACTGCCGGGCTGGAGCGACTGGCAGGCGCTGCCGTCTCAGGTGAGCCGGTCGGTTTTGCACTGATGGCCGTAGGGGACGGTAACGGACAACTCCCCGTACCTTACCGAGAGCAATCCGGTCTTGTCAGCGAGGTGTATCGCTCGGCGCTTAACGGGCTGAAAATTACCGATGCCGCCGCGAATGTGATAGAGGCGGAAATGCTGATTCCCCCGCAGGTCGGCGGATTTACCATGCGTGAGGCGGCATTGTACGACAAAGACGGTGTTTGTCTCGCGGTGGCGAATATGCCGGAAACCTATAAACCGTTGCTTGCTGAGGGTTCCGGGCGATTCAGCGTTATCCGTATTCAGCTTGCTGTCGCCAGTACGGCGGATGTTCAGTTACTGAATGACCCCGGCGTCGTCGTGGCGACCGTTGAAGATGTGATTAAGGTCGGCAGTGAGACCCGTGATTACACTGACAATCAGTTGAGTGAGCACGCGAAATCACGGAATCACCCGGATGCCACGCTGGAAGAAAAAGGATTTACCCGTCTGAGTAACGCCATTAACAGTGACAGCGAAGAACTGGCGGCTACGCCAAAAGCCATCAAAGCGGCTATCGCTTCGGCGGTGCGTAGCGCCTGGGAACTGGATAACCCGGTCGGCACCACCCGATTTTTCAGTCATAATCTGGATCCGAATGAGCGCTGGCCCTGGTCGCAATGGGTGTACACCGGAGAAAATAAAACAATACGTGTAGGCAAGGCTGACGGTTCCGACGTCGGCGCGACCGGCGGCAGCGATACCGTCACGCTCCAGCAGGCCAACCTGCCCGCCGTTCAGATTGATGTGAGTGGCGAAACCAGTGAACAGGCGGAGCAGAAGATAAGAACATCTGAAGACGGCGAGCATAATCATGGTGGCGTAGCAGGTAAGGATGACCCGTGGGAAATAGGCGGGGATGTGCGGCAGCTCTTTAACCCGAAAGAGCTGGGTGTTACGGATATGGGCGGGAAGCATGACCATGAAGTAATTGTGCCCTCGCATAAGCACTCGACAAGCGGCAAAACCGCCAACCTCGGCGAAGGTAAATCGTTCAGCGTGGTGGAAGCGCACACCCTGCTGATGTGCTGGAGCCGCGTCGCCTGACCCTGTGACGGTCATTCCTGTTGTACTGTCCCTGTTACAGCGGGGATGACTCGTCACCCCTTCCCCCACGATTGAAAATAATGCTCACCCTTAACCACGGAGTTAAACGGATGAGCGATTTTCATCACGGCGTCCAGGTTGTCGAGATTAACGACGGCACCCGCGTCATTTCCACCGTATCAACGGCGATTATCGGCATGGTCTGCACGGCCAGCGATGCCGATGCCGCCACCTTCCCACTCAATAAGCCCGTACTGATTACCAGCGTGCAAAGCGCCATTGCAAAAGCGGGTACAAAAGGCACCCTGGCCGCATCCCTCCAGGCCATCGCCGACCAGTCGAAACCGGTCATTGTTGTTGTGCGCGTTGCCGAAGGTACCGGCGACGATGCCGAGGCGCAGACTATCTCTAATATCATCGGCGGCACCGACGAAAGCGGCAATTACACCGGACTGAAAGCGCTGCTCACAGCTGAGGCTGTTACCGGCGTTAAACCGCGCATCCTCGGCGTGCCGGGGCTCGATTCCCTTGAGGTGGCGACCGCGCTCGCGCCGATTTGCCAGAAGCTGCGTGCCTTTGGCTACGTCAGCGCCTGGGATTGCCAGAACATTTCCGAGGCGATGCTCTATCGCGAGAATTTCAGCCAGCGCGAGCTGATGGTTATCTGGCCGGATTTTCTGGCATGGGATACCACGGCGAACGCGACAGAAACCGCCTGGGCGACCGCCCGCGCGCTGGGCCTGCGCGCCAAAATTGACCAGGACACCGGCTGGCATAAAACCCTGTCAAACGTTGGCGTGAATGGCGTCACCGGCATCAGCGCGTCGGTCTTCTGGGATTTGCAGGAATCCGGCACCGATGCCGACCTGCTTAACGAGGCTGGCGTCACCACGCTGATTCGCAAAGACGGGTTTCGATTTTGGGGTAACCGCTGCTGTTCAGATGACCCCCTGTTCCTGTTTGAGAACTACACCCGCACCGCGCAGGTTATCGCCGACACAATGGCCGCTGGTCATATGTGGGCTGTCGACAAACCCATCACCGCCACCCTGATTCGGGACATCGTTGCGGGTATCAATGCGAAATTCCGCGAGATGAAAACGGCGGGCTACATCGTCGATGCGACCTGCTGGTTTGATGAATCGGCCAACGACGCGGCGACCCTCAAAGCCGGGAAACTGTATATCGATTACGACTATACACCGGTTCCCCCTCTTGAAAACCTGACGCTACGCCAGCGCATTACCGATAAATACCTGGCGAATCTGGTGTCATCGGTTAACAGCAATTAAGGAGCCCTGACCAATGGCAATGCCGCGCAAGCTCAAATACCTGAACACGTTTCTGGATGGCGTCAGCTATCTCGGCGTTATCGAGTCCGTCACCCTGCCAAAGCTGACCCGTAAGCTGGAAAACTACCGCGGCGGCGGGATGTCAGGCTCGGCCCCTGTCGATTTCGGCCTCGACGATGACGCGCTGGCGATGGAGATTTCCCTCGGCGGCTTTCCTGATGATGCGATCTGGTCGCTATATGGTGCCGTAGGTACCGGGACGCTACTGCGCTATGCAGGCTCTTACCAGCGGGACGATACCGGCGAAACCGTGGCGGTGGAAGTTGAGACCCGTTTCAAGGTGAAAGAAGTCGATAACGGCGAGAGCAAACAGGGTGAGGATACCAGCAGCAAGTTATCGCTGGTCTGCACGTACTACAAGCTGACCATGAACGGTAAGGAGCTGGTAGAAATCGACGTCCTCAACATGATTGAGAAGGTGAACGGCGTCGACCGACTTGACCAGCACCGCCGCAATATCGGCCTGTAATTTTTCCCCGGCCAGCAAGCCTGGCCGGTTAACCCCGAATCCGTAAATAGTGAGAAACTCATGAGCAAAGAAAACATCGTCACCCTGGAAAACCCCATCAAACGCGGCGAGCAGGTCATCGAAAAAATCACCCTGATGAAGCCTAACGCCGGAACCCTGCGCGGTGTCAGCCTGGCAGACGTTGCGCGCTCTGAAGTGGATGCCCTGATTAAAGTGCTGCCGCGTATGACCAGTCCGTCTCTTACCGAATCGGATGTCGTCATGATGGATTTACCCGACCTGATGGCGCTGGCAACAAAGGTGATCGGTTTTTTGTCGCCGAATTTGGCGGATTAAATTTCCCGAAAGACATGTCGGTCGATGACCTGATGGCGGATATCGCGGTGATTTTTCACTGGCCGCCATCAGAGTTATATCCCATGAGCCTGACCGAGCTCACCACCTGGCGCGAAAAGGCGCTACAGCGAAGCGGAAACACGAATGAGTAACGACGTTAAATTGCAGGTATTACTCAAGGCTGTTGACCAGGCGACCCGCCCGTTTAAATCCATCCAGACAGCGAGCAAAACGCTGTCTGGTGATATCCGGGACACTCAAAAATCGCTGCGTGAACTGAATGGCCAGGCATCCCGTATTGACGGGTTTCGCAAGGCCAGCGCGCAACTCGCCGTTACCGGTCAGGAGCTGAAGAAAGCGAAGCAGGAAGCCGCCGCGCTGGCGATCCAGTTTAAAAATACGGAACAGCCGACGCGTGCGCAGGCGCAGGCAATGGATGCCGCACGTAAAAGCGCCGCAGCGCTCCAGCTCAAACACAACAGCTTGCGGCAGGCTGTACAACGCCAGAGGCAGGAACTCAGCCAGGCGGGAATTAATACTCGCACCCTGGCGGCAGACGAGCGTCGGTTAAAAACCAGCATCAGCGAAACGACGGTGCAGCTCAATCGCCAGCGTGAAGCACTGGCGCGCGTCAGCGCGCAACAGGCAAAGCTCAACGCGGTTAAGCAGCGATATCAGGCCGGTAAAGAGCTGGCCGGAAACGCGGCGGCAATGGGGGCCGCTGGTGTTGGTATGGCAACGACCGGAACGCTGGCCGGTGTGGCGCTTATGAAGCCGGGATATGATTTTGCGCAAAAAAACTCCGAGTTACAGGCCGTGCTCGGCGTGGCGAAAGAATCAGCTGAAATGATGGCACTGCGAAAGCAGGCCCGTCTGCTGGGCGACAATACTGCCGCCTCTGCCGATGATGCTGCCGGAGCTCAGATTATCATCGCGAAAGCGGGCGGCGATGCGGCAGCAATCCAGGCTGCGACCCCCGTCACGCTGAATATGGCGCTCGCTAACCGGCGGACGATGGAAGAGAACGCACAGCTTTTGCTCGGTACCAAAAACGCTTTCCAGCTTTCAAATGACCGGGTAGCCCATATCGGCGATGTGCTTTCAGCAACGATGAATAAATCAGCGGCCGATTTTCAGGGATTAAGCGACGCCTTAACCTATCTGGCCCCAGTTGCCAAAGCTGCGGGAGTAAGCCTCGAAGAAGCCGCCGCCATGACGGGGGTGCTTCATGATAACAATATCACGGGATCGATGGCCGGTACCGGGAGCAGCGCTGTCGTCAGCCGGTTACAGGCTCCAACAGGTAAGGCATGGGCGGCATTAAAAGAGCTGGGGGTTAAGACGGCAGACAGCAACGGCAACATGCGGCCCGTATTTACCATTCTGAAAGAAATTCAGGCCAGTTTTAAAAAGAATAAGCTCGGAACAAGTCAGGCAGGCGAATACCTGAAAACGATATTCGGCGAGGAAGCGCTGAAATCGTCTAATGCCCTGTTAGACGCTGCGGCCAGCGGGAAACTCGATAAGCTGACAGCGGCATTTAAAGCCTCGGACGGCAAGACCGAGGAGCTGGTTAAAGTCATGCAAGATAACCTCGGCGGCGACTTCAAAGAGTTTCAGTCTGCGTATGAGGCTGTTGGCACCGACCTGTTTGACCAGCAGGAATCCTCATTACGCAAACTGGTGCAGACTGCGACTGGCTACGTGCTCAAACTTGATAAGTGGATCCAGCGAAATAAAGAGCTTGCGCAGACGCTTGGGGTGATTACCGCCGTGGCGCTTGGCGTGGTGGGTATGATTGGGGCCATTGGGCTGATTGCCTGGCCGGTTATAACGGGAGTTAATGCCATCATCGCCGCTGCGACGGTGCTCGGTACCGTATTTACAACGGTGGCCGGAGGCATCATTACCGCTATTGGTGCGATTTCCTGGCCGGTTGTCTCTGTTGTGGCTGCGATTGTCGCCGGGGCATTGCTCATCCGTAAATATTGGGAACCCATCAGCGCATTTTTCGGCGGAGTGATTGAAGGGATGCGGGCCGCATTTGCGCCAGTAGCTGAACTGTTTGCGCCGCTTAAACCGATGTTTGACTGGCTGGGCGGAAAACTGAAAGCCGCGTGGGACTGGTTTAACAACCTGATTGCGCCGGTCAAGTCATCGCAGGAAACCTTAAACAGTTTTCGTGATGCCGGTGTGTTGTTTGGTCAGCGCCTGGCTGACGCTCTTACGTTACCGCTTACAGCATTCAATAAGCTGCGCAGCGGTATTGATTGGGTGCTGGAGAAACTCGGCATTATTAATAAAGAGTCCAGCACGCTTGACCAGACTGCCGCGAAAGCGAACGCAGCCACGCAGAGTAACTCTTATATTCCGGCAACCGGCACTTACGGTGGCTATCAGGCATATCAACCCGTCACCGCACCGGCGGGACGTTCTTATATAGACCAAAGTAAAAACGAATATCACATCGACGTTCAGGGGGGCGGCAGCGGTACGCAGCTCGATCGCCAGTTACAGGATGCGCTCGAAAAATTTGAGCGTGAAAAACGCGCCCGCCAGCGTGCCAGCATGAACCACGACGGATAGGAGGTGACGAAAAATGATGCTCGCACTCGGTATGTTTGTTTTTATGCGTCAGACATTGCCACACCAGACGATGCAACGCGACGCCGAATATCGGTGGCCGTCAAACTCCCGCGTTGGTAAGCGGGATTCTTTCCAGTATCTGGGGCCGGGGGATGAAAAAATTACCCTGGCCGGTGTGCTTTACCCGGAGCTCACCGGCGGAAAGTTGACGATGACGGCCATTCGTTTAATGGCTGACGAGGGGCGCGCCTGGCCGTTACTGGATGGCACCGGCACTATTTACGGTATGTACGTCATCAATAATATCAGCGAGACGGGAAGCCTGTTTTTTGGTGACGGAACGGCGAGAAAAATTGATTTTACGCTGACGCTTACCCGCGTGGATGAATCTCTCGCCGCGCTGTATGGTGATATTGGTGAACAGGCCAAATCACTTATTGGCAAGGCGGGTAATATGGCCTCGTCAGTGGCTGGCATGGTGGGGATTAACTGATGCTGGATATGCTGAATCTGAATGCGGGTGGCGTACTGACGCCCGATTTTATGCTGATGCTCGACAGCAAAGATATTACCGGCAACATCAGTAATCGGTTGATGAGTCTGACCATGACAGACAATCGCGGATTCGAGGCCGACCAGCTCGACATCGAGCTTGATGATGCTGACGGGCTGGTCGAGTTGCCGTTACGCGGTGCGGTACTGACGCTTTACCTCGGGTGGAAAGGCTTTGCGTTGATTGGTAAGGGAAGTTTTACCGTCGATGAGGTTGAACATCATGGCGCGCCAGATACGGTGACAATCCGCGCCCGAAGCGCCGATTTTCGGGGAACGCTTAACTCGCGTCGGGAAGAGTCCTGGCATGACAAGACGCTCGGCGAAATCGTGGCAGCGATAGCGACACGTAACAAACTGACGTCGAGCGTTATACCGGAGCTGGCCGGAATAAAAATTCCGCATATCGACCAGTCACAGGAATCGGATGCCAAATTTTTGACACGGCTCGCCGAGCGAAACGGCGGTGAGGTTTCGGTAAAAGCGGGAAAGTTGCTGTTCCTCAAAGCCGGTCGTGGGGTTACAGCCAGCGGAAAAGCTATTCCGCAGGTCACGATCACCCGCAGCGATGGCGACCGCCATCAGTTTTCCATTGCTGACCGTGGGGCATATACCGGTGTTACGGCAAAGTGGTTGCACACCAAAGACCCGAAGCCACAAAAACAAAAGGTTGCGTTAAAACGCAAACCCAAAGAGCAGCATTTACGCGCGCTACAGCACCCCAAAGCCAAACCGGTAACGAAGAAAAAAACGGTGAAGACGCCGGAAGCCAGGGAGGGTGAATACATGGTCGGCGAGGATGACAACGTGTTTGCCCTAACGACAATTTTTTCAACCAAAGCGCAGGCCATGCGAGCCGCCCAGGCCAAATGGGACAAACTGCAACGTGGTGTTGCTGAGTTTTCTATCAGGCTTGCGACAGGACGCGCCGACCTCTACCCAGAGACACCTGTGCAGGTTTCAGGCTTTAAGCGCGTCATAGACGAGCAGTCATGGACAATCACGAAGGTTATGCACTCTCTGAGTAATAGTGGCTTTACGACGAGTTTAGAGCTTGAGGTTAGATTGTTGGATGTCGAGTACGGGACTGAAGGGAAGGAAGAATAAATCTATTCTCAAATTGTGAAAAAATGAGTATCATTAATTCACTTTATGTGAATTAATGGAGTGTGAAATGTTCCATTGTCCAAAATGCCAGCACGCGGCACATGCGCGCACCAGTCGCTATCTAAGTGAGAATACCAAAGAGCGTTATCATCAATGCACTAACATAAATTGCAGCTGTACGTTTGTAACGATGGAATCGGTGGAGCGTTTTATTGTTACACCAGGTACGATAGTACCAGCCCCACCTCACCCGACTGTTGGTGGTCAGCGGCCATTGTGGCTCTGA